CAGCGTCTACCTGCTCCAGGGCGACGCGGCTAACCCCAACGAAAATGCGATGCCGTTCGCCGAGTGGATGCCCTACCAGACCGGGCAGGCGGCAAAGACCGAGAAGCTCCAGGCGCAGCTGGACGCCAAGTCGTGACGATCGTCAAACTGATCGAGGCCGATGGCCGCCAGACCATCACGACCAGAATGGCCGGCCCCGATGGGAAGGCCACCACCGAGACCATGACGCTCGGCGAGTGGTCGAAGCTGATCGCCAACCCCGAGATCATCGAAGAGTAGGAGATCCGATATGCCCGCGCCTTATGTTCAGACGTTCGTAGGCCTCGCCAACTTCGCCGCGGCCCAGGCCACGAACCTTGCCGCGTTCCAGGCGGACAATCCGGGGATCGCCAACCCGCAGGCAGCCGCCGACTCTTCGTGCACGCTCGGCCCCGATGGCGTGACCTACACGCTGACCTCGGACTTCGTCCCCGGCCCGAACGTCCCCGGCGCGTAATGTTCTCGTACGCGCAAATCGTTGACGGCTGGATCGCCTGTGGCCTGACCTTCGCCGCGATCATGGGCCTGCTGTGCTTCGTCGGCTACCTGGCCCTGAAGGGCACAAAACTATGAGCGGGTTCAGCTTCAGCACCGCGCTGGTCCTGCTCAAGACCGGATCGCGCGTCCAGCGCCACGGCTGGAACGGCAAGGGGATGTTCATCTTCCTCGTGCCGGAGGTTGGTTTCAGCGAGTTCGAAGTGAGTCGGCCGCCCCTGTTGGGGATCTACAAGGCCGGCACGCGCACCAAGTACCACGCCCATATCAACATGAAGACGGCGGATGGTCAGGTGGTGCCTTGGTTGGCATCCCAGACGGACATGCTTGCCGAGGACTGGGGCCGCGCCCCCGAGGAGACCACATGAATATCGCCGGCACCATGATCCCCGAGAACGCTATCCAGGGCACCCCGAACTTCGCCGTGGCCGTCCCCGCCGATGCCACCGTCTTGTCAAGCGTGCGCGGGGTCTACTGTTCGGTGGCCGGCACGCTCCAGGCGAAGAACGCCGCGGGCACCGTCGTGCCGTTCGTGATGGTCGCGGGCACCAAGCTGGACATCTCGCCGATCGCGATCATGACGGCCACGACCGGAACCTACGTGGTTTTGTACTGAAGATTACACCAGAGTCACGCCAGGGTTGCTTCAGGGTAAAATACTGATATTGTTAGTGTTTTAGCTTGACGGGGTTTGGTTTAGGACTCATTTAAGCCTTGCAACAAGTGAGGACTTCATGACCGACCAACCCACCCTAGCCGTACAGATCCGCGGCGCGCTCGGCCTCATCACCGAGGAGGTCGCCGCGGAGGTACTCCTCCTGAAGTCGGTGGACACACTGGCGACGTGGCGCTCCCAGAAGAAGGGACCCACCTACGTCAAGCTCGGCAAGCGAGTGTTCTACACGGTGAATGACCTCGGCCAGTGGATCGTCGCGCAGGCCCAGGCGCAGATGGCCGCTGAGGCAGCGCTGAGTCTCCCGGCATGAAGCTAGTCGTCCTGGAGAGCCCGTACGCGGGTAATTTTTTTCAGAGGTGGCTGAACCGGCGCTACGCGCGGAAGTGCGTCAGGGACTCGCTAATACGCGGCGAAGCCCCAATCGCGAGCCATCTGCTCTACACCCAGCCGGGCATCCTCAACGACAAGATCCCGAGCGAGCGCAAGCACGGGATCGCCGCCGGACTCGCATGGCGCTACGTCGCCGAGGGCACCGTCGTCTACATCGACCGCGGCACTTCGAAGGGCATGGGGTATGGCATCGAGGCCGCGCACCGCGCCGGCCGCAACGTCGAGTATCGCTCGCTCAAGGTGATCCCTCCCCATGCCGTACAAGATCCGCGAAGTTGATGGCGACGACGAGCACGACGACCTGATATCGCTGCACCTTCGGACGTTTGGCCCGCATGAACCTATGGCCGACTTCAGTGAGGGATATTGGTGGCTGGCCTACTTCGAGGACGAGCCGATCGGCTTCGCCGGCGTGGGCGAGTCCATCCTAGATGACGGCATCGGGTACTTCTCGCGCGTCGGGATCCTCGAGCAGCACCGCGGCAACAAGCTCCAACTCCGCCTAATGCGAGCGTTCGAGGGTAAGGCCCGCCGGGTTGGCTGGAAGCGCATCGTAACCGACACCCATAACTGGCCCTACTCAGCCAACAACATCATCGCCGCGGGCTACCGACTGTACAGCCCGATATACCCCTGGAGCTTCCCAAACGCCCTCTACTGGACGAAGGACCTTTGAAATGAACGACGATACCCTCAACGACACCGCGACCATCCTGCCGTTCAAACCGAAGGTGGTAACCCCCGAAGTAACCGCCGCACCGGATCCCGATATCGTCAGGATGTTCGAGCGCATGCTGCATGCGGCCAAGGCCGGGCGAGTACGCTTTGGCGCCGTGGCCGTCGTCGACGAACGCGGCGTCGCCATCACGACCTGGGAGCCGAACGACTCCTCCGCCGAGATCGTGACTCAAGCATTGGGCGCGGTGGCGTTCCTCAACGTGCGCTTCGCCAACGCCGCCAATGACGGTGGCGACTACACGGACACGCTGAAGAACTAAGTCCAGCTGCTAGCTGTCATCTTGGGGCGCGTCGAGGTCGCCTTACCGGCCATGCGGCGCGCGAACAACCCCTGCATTCCGCCGTGCGCGCTCAAGCACGCGTACTGAAGAGCATCCGAGATATGCGAGTACTGGTTCTTGTCCGGCTTTGGCTTGCGCTGTCCGGTGCGCGTCTTGGCATAACGATACCCGCCGGCCATCGCCTGGATCAACGTCGGGCACCGGTCTTCATCGAAGATGATCGCTGGTCCGCCGTCGCGCTGCGCGAGCAAGAACGCTTCAACGGCTCGAAGTCGAGGGTCGATGTCGTTGGTGGGCGCGGGGAACGCCATGAACCCCATGCGCTTCAAAACATCGAACGTCGTCTCTTCATATATGGACGACTTCGATATCCCGGATGGATCCCCCACGATCGCGATCGGCTTACCCAGGTAGCGCGGGTCCATTAGCGCCGGCCGCAGCGCCTGCTCGATGTGCATCTCGAGACCGACGTCTTCGGCGGCGACTTCCTCCAGGATCAGGAGGCGGCCCTTGTGGTCGAGCTGGCAGATGATGCTGCCGGGGTCCCGGCCGAAGTCCTGACCAACGATAAGAGGATGGCCTGAGACCGGTTGCAGATCCTTGACGACGTGAAAGCCGCGATTGAAGCTTTCGCGGAAGACAGCGGTGCCGCTCGGATCGTTGCCGTACTTGGCGTGCACGTAACGAAGCACCCAGTCGGTACCGCGGCCGCGCGCCAGGCGCTCATAGTAAAGCCTGCCTTGGGCGATCCGCCGCGGATCATCCAGGGGTAGCTTGAGCGTCTCGCTGGTCTGCGTGAGCCAGTTGAGGTTCTCGGCGCTCTCCTCGAGGCCACCCGGCTGGATGAAGATCTGCCAATCCATAGGCGTGTTGACCGCCATGAAGTTGTGCCAGTCGGATCCCTCGCTGGGCATATTGGTGTCGGCGATCATGCCGAACCAAGTGGCGCCACCCATTTGCGCGGAGGGATACCTCCCGAGGCGGCCGGCGAGCGCGTCGACGAGCGCCACGTCCATCTCGATCGACTCCGACATCCACGCACCGGTCAGCTGCATGGAGAGCAGCCTTCGCTGATCGTCGATGTTGTCCAGCGGGATCAGGATCCACTCAGACCTCACGTCGCCGATCGTGACGTAGATGGTATTCTCCGAGACCTTGTACGTGGCCATGCCATCGAGCCAGGTAGTGATGTCCTTCAGGACCGTGTCCTTCAGCTGCTTCAGCGTCTGCCGAACGATCGCCCACCGCGTGTAACGGTAGCCGTCCGGCGCCTTGGCCTGCTCACAAGAGCGTCGGAAGAGCTCGAAGAGGCAGGTGATGGTCTTGCCCGAACCCACTGGACCGGCGAGCAACCGCCCGAAGGCCGCGCTCTTCATGAAGCGCGCACCTGTCGGCGGCGCCGTGAAATTGATGACGCTCATCCGTGGTCTTTCTCAAGATAGTCAGCAAGACGACGGAGCGTGGACGGTACGTCGCGGGCAAAACCGAGTGCCAGGTTGCAAGGGCGACACAGGATGCCTCGGACTTGTTCCGTCCGATGGCAGTGGTCGGTGTGCCAATGACCCTGTTTCTTCTTGCGGCAGCCGGCGCAGCGGTAGCCTTGCAGCCGCAGCATCCGGTTCCGCTCTTTCGTCGTGATCCCGTACCGCCGCTGGAGGCGGCGATCCGCCAACATCGGCGCCCGTAGCCTGTCGTAGGCGCGAATGCGCGCGGCGTTGTTCTTCCGCCAGTTCTTCAGGTACTGGCTTCGGGAGATCACTTACTCGTCGGGGTCGTGATCAATTACCTTCGCGGGTAACTGCTTCTCAAAACTCAGCTTGTGGTCTTCGCCGAGATTGATCGTCACGGTGAAGCGCTCGCCGGCGCTCGCGCCGTCGACGTTGGGGACGCCGATGCCGGCCATGCGACCCAACATTTTTCCGGCCTCGACCTTCGCAGGGAGACCAATGTCGGCGTCGTGCAGGCGATTATTTAGTTCGGGCAACCACTCCTCGAGCATCGCCGCTGACTTTGCGCGGACGCGTTCGTGGGTGTTTGAGGCCCCATTCCACTCTTCAACCTGGCTCGAAAGCAGCTGAATGAATTTCGGGTTTGCCTGTAGAGACAGCCATGATTGGGCGTCGATCGAGTACTGTTTAAGTATAGTTTCGAGAGGGTGAATATCCATCGCAATTTCGCGAGCCAGCTTTACCATGCTGTTGTTGCTCAAGCTCGGCGATGTAATAGTTGTGGTGGCCATTATACTTTCATGATACCATATATAGTTTGTCGACCATCCGGCTATACTCTATAGACGGCGTATGGCCAACGATTTTCAGGGACGCGGTCTTCTTCGAGTGGTCCCGCCGGGGCAGCTCAATGCCGCGATCAAAGCGCAGGACGAAGCGAAGGCGGCTGCTGAGCAGAGCGCCACTGATCCCGTCGCGCTGAGTAATCTCGCCGGGCATATCCGAACGCAGTTCGACATCATGAAGCAGCACCGCAACAACGCGGTCGCTGGCTGGTCCGAGCGACTGCTCGCTGCGCTGCGGACGTTCAACGGCAACTACGACGCGACGAAGCTCGCCGACATCAAGAAGTTTGGCGGCTCAGAAGTTTTCGCGCGTGTTATCGCCATGAAATGCCGCGGCGCCACGAGCCTGCTCAGGGACGTCTATCTCTCTCCCGACCGCCCGTGGGGGCTTGACCCTTCGGAGGATCCGGCCATCCCGCCGGAGATCATCGCCGCGATCCAGGAGCTGGTCGGCGTCGAGTGCCAGACCAATGCGAAGGCCGGCAAGCCGCCGGACGTGAACGCCATTCGCGACCGCACGCTCGATCTGATGAGCGCCGCGCTGAGCGCCGCCAAGAAGCGCGCCGGCGCCCAGGCAAAAATCTCCGAGGACAAGATCGACGAGCTGCTGACTGAGGGCAACTTCTACAAGGCTCTCGCCGAGTTCCTGGTCGACCTCCCACTGTTCCCCTTCGCCTGCATCAAGGGCCCCGTCGTGCGGATCGTGCCCACGGTCGACTGGCGCGGAGGCAGAGCCAACGTCCAGCAGAAGCCACGGCTCTTCTGGATGCGCGTATCGCCATTCGACGTCTGGTGGACACCGGGCGTCGGCGACATCGAGGACGCCACTGTCATCGAGCGCACGCGGCTGACCCGCGCTGACCTGAACGATCTCCTGGATCTGCCGGGCTACAACACCGAGAACATCCGCCACGTCCTCGAGGACTACGGTAAGGGCGGCCTCAACGACGACTGGGACATGACGGACGCCGAGCGCGCGACCAACGAGAGTCGCGAGAACCCGCTGATGAACCAGTCGGGGCTGATCTCCTGCCTCGAGCTGCACGGCAACATCCAGGGCCAGATGCTCCTCGACTACGGAATGACCGCGAAGCAGATCCCCGATCCGCTGCGCGACTACTTCGTCCAGGCCTGGCTGATCGGCCGCTACATCATCAAGGTGCAGCTGGCGCCGAGCCCCCGCAAGCGGCACCCGTACTACATCACGTCCTTCGAGAAGGTTCCCGGCACGCCGGTGGGCAACGGCCTTCCTGACATCCTCAGCGACATAGGCGAGGTCATGAACGCCACGCTGCGCACGCTGGTGAACAACCTGTCGATCGCATCTGGACCCCAGGTCGTGGTCAACACCGATCGTCTGGCTCCCGACGAAGACGGCGAAGACATCTACCCGTGGAAGCGGTGGAGGGTCACGTCCGACCCCATGGCGAACTCCTCGCAGAAGCCAGTGGACTTCTTCCAGCCCGTGTCAAACTCGCAGGAGCTGATTGCGGTCTACCAGAAGTTCTCGGACATGGCGGACGAGCTCAGCGCCATCCCGAAATATATGAGCGGCAACACCAGCGGCGGGGCAGGGCGCACGGCGTCCGGCCTGGCGATGCTGATGGGCAACGCCTCGAAGATCTTGCAGACGGTCGCCGCCAACGTCGATCGCGACGTATTTGACCCGCTGCTGGGAAACCTGTTCGACATGATCATGCTCACCGACACTTCGGGCATGCTCACCGGAGAGGAGAGCATTCGGGTGATGGGCGTCAACGTCGCGATCCAGCGCGAGACCGAGCGCTCCCGCCAACAGGAATTTCTCCAGGCCACCGCGAACCCGATCGACATGGGGATCATGGGCGTCACGGGCCGCGCCAAGGTGTTGCGCACCGTTGCGCAGGGCATCGGCATCCCCGGCGACGACATCGTGCCGTCGGACGACGAGCTCAAGGCCAAAGAACAACAGCAGGCCCAGGCCGCGCAGCAGCAGATGGCAGACGCCGGCGCGCAGGCGCAGGGCAACCAGCAGAAATCCACCGTCACCAAGGATATGGGTCCGCGGACCCGCATCGCTGGCGGCGCTGGCTAACGCCAACAACAGGAGAGACCTATGGCGAAGACTAAGGAGATGAAGAGCAGCAGCCCGTCGTTCGCCAAAGGCGGATCGACCAAAATGTTCGGCAAGCAGCACGCTGGCACCCAGAAGCCGGGTATCACGTCCACGAAGTCCGGCGCCGGCGGCAAGTTTGCCAAGGGCGGCACCACCAAGATGTACGGGTTTGCGAAGACCCGCACCGCGAAGCCTGGCGCAACCGCGGCCCGCTAACCCAACATCCTGATCGGAGACTACGACTATGACTATCGGAGCAACTGTCCGGACGCGCGTCGACCACGAAGACGCGGAGAAGGCGATCGTCGAAATCCTCAAATGGAGCGAGCTGGGGACTGTTATCTCGTTTGCCCCCGGCGTCGGCGGATCGAATACGTGCATCTACACCATCCAAGTGGTTGACGCTCAGGGCAACAACGTGGCCGCGGTGTTCAACCTCGCGGCGTACTTCTCGTCCAGTGCCGTGGGCGCCAACCTCACCGCCGCAGCGTTCAGTGGCGATCTCGTCGCCGGCGCGAGCGGAGCGATCCTCACCGAGTTCGTGGCGAAGAAATACTTCGACCTCATCACGGACGCGACCGGAAAGTTCATCGGCACCCTGACCGATACCGCCAAGACCCAGGGGCAGTATCTTGTGGTCCCGCGTCCGCGCGGCGACATGCAAGTCTCCGGCCCAACCGTCACGGCCTCATACGGCTAATGGCGCGGATCCCCGGTGTCACGCACCACGTTGGTAAGGGAGCAACTGAAGAGTTGCTCCCTCACCGAGCCGCGCTCTCCACGCTCGCCGCCGGCCAGCACACGCTGAGCCAGTACGCGAAGCTGACGCCGTCGGGTGCCGGCGGCCTCGGAGCCAAGAGCATCCTCGGCATGAGCCCGCCCGACACCAGCGGGGACGTGTCTTGAGCGATCGAGATCTCGTCATTGCGGCAGCTCGTCTCGCCAGCCGCGCCCCGCCCGAGTTCGCAGATTTCATATCGGCCCTCACTTCCTACACCGACGGCAAGCGCGACGAATGCGTGTCCGCGGATGCTCTTTCCCTCCCGGCCGCGCAAGGCCGCGCCCAGGCTTGCGTCGCACTCCGTAAGATCCTCGCTGAGTGCAGAACCACCGCTGAAAAAATCGAAAAAAACCTCAACCAGAAGCCCCGCCTGCCGCTCTAGCCGCATGTGGCGCGATACGGAGACTTGACTATGGCCACCCCGCCCCCGATCGACCCGAACGTAAAGGTCCCCGAAGCGATCCGCCGCCAGGCCGAAGCCGCCCAGGAAGCCTTCAACGCCGCCAACAACATTCCGCCGGCTGAGCCAACCGCTACCGCCGCGCCCCTGGCGCCCGCGGATGTTACCCCGGCGGGTAACGCCGAAGTCAGCTGGGAGCACAAGTACAACTCGATGAAGGGGAGGTTCGACGCCTCTCAGAACAACATTCGCTCGATGAGCGACCAGATTGCGACCATGTCCGCGCGCATGGCGCAACTCGAAGCGGCGCCGCCGGCGCAGCTGTCGCCCGATCTGAACCCTGCAAGTCTGCTGTCGGCTGAAGAAGTCGGCGAGTACGGCGCGGAGTTCCTGACCGTGGTCGGCAAGAAGGCTCTCGAACAGCTGACGCCCGAGATGGCCAAGATGAAGCGCGAGCTCGACGGCCTCAAGGCGCAGCTTGGCGGCAATGCCGAAGCGGCGAAAGTGACCGCGCGACATAACATGGAAGTATCATTGGACGAAAAATGTTCGTCCTGGCGCGAACTAAACTTCATGCCCGAATTTCATTCGTGGCTGAAGTTGCAAGATCCATTTTCGGGTGCTATACGACACGAGTTGCTGACGGCAGCTTACGAGCGGAACGATACCCCTCGGGTGCTCGCCTTCTTCAACGGCTTCCTCGCTCAAGAGGCTGCCCTGGCTCCCGCAACTACCGGTGCGCCGGCTCCTGCCGATGATGGCAAGATCCCGCTAGACACCTTCGCGGCACCGGGCAGAGCAAAGACAGCAGCGGCCTCTGGCGCCCCTGTTGAGAAGCCCACCTTCACAACCGCCCAAATTTCTCAGTTCTACGCTGACTCGAGTCGCGGAAAATTCCGGGGCAAGGAGGCGGAGTACAATCGCATCGAGGCTCAGATCTTCGAGGCGCAGAGGGAAGGGCGGGTCAGGTAACCCTTCTCTCAGGAGCTGAAACCCAGTGACCTTTCCAGTAGCATCCGGCGGTACCCTCTATCCCGTAGGCGGTACCGCGAACACCCTCGCCTCGACCGGCTTCATTCCGACCATTTGGTCCGGCAAGCTGATCGAGAAGTTCTACGCCAGCACCGTGCTGGCCGCGATCTCGAACACCGACTATCAGGGCGAGATCAAGAACCAGGGCGATACGGTCAACATCCGCACCAAGCCGACGATCACGATCTCGAGCTACTCCGCCGACCAGGCGCTGGCGCTTCAGCGTCCGTCCGGCAACATGATCTCTCTGCTGATCAACCAGGGTGAGTACTTCAACACCATCCTGGACGACGTCATGGAGGTGCAGACCGACCTCAACCTGCTGAATATGTGGTCGGACGATGCCGGCGAGCAGATGAAGATCGTCATCGACACCAATGTGCTGGCGGGCATCCTCAACGGCGCCGCCGCAGTTACCAACCGTGGCGGCGCCGCCGGCGCGATCTCGGGCAACATCAACCTCGG